AGGCACCTCGGGTGCATGGCGGCGCAACAATCCCAAGCTCGACTCTGGAATCCAGGGCTATGAGCTTGACACTGGTAAATTCAAGATTGGTAATGGCCTGGACAGCTGGGTCGACCTTCCATATTTTGTACCCGAGAACTATGTCGTCGAGGCTATCGAGTACGCCATCTCTCAAATTCCTCCGCCAACAAATACAGGCGGAGGCACAGGCGTCTCTACTCAAGAGCTGTCGGTGCACATTAACGACCCAGCACCACACCCGGTGTATGACGACGGGCCGTCTTTACTACTCCTCTACAAGAATGCGAAGGTGTAATCTAAATGTCTCTTCAGGGACGTCTTGGCGACTTCGTCGTCGCCGTAGGTACTGACTACAAGCAGCTGCGTACTTGGATCACCGGTGCTGCCACTGGTGACCTGACCGGTCTGTCCACCACGGCTAAGGGTAACCTTATTGCCGCGATTAACGAGGTCAACTCCAAGGCTGCCGGTGCTCCGGCTAACGCCAGTGAGTCTCAGGCTGGTGTGGCTGCAATTGCCACGACCACCAACACGACCGATGGTACTGACGACGCGAAGATCGTCACGCCGCTCAAGCTGCAGCAGAAGCTCACCAACTTCGCCCAGCCGCTGAACGCCAACCTCACCAACCTGGCGAACCTGGCTGGTCAGACCTCTTATGGTCGGGCCTTCCTGACGCTTGCCAACCAGGCTGGTCTGGTGTCGCTTATTCCGACCGCCTCTGACACCGTTGTGGGTATCTCTCGCAACGCGACTCAGACCGAGGTAAACGCCGGTACCAACGACGTGACCGCTGTCACCCCGCTCAAGCTGCAGACCCGACTGGCTGCTTATGCGCTGCCCGCTTCTGCGCTGGACACTGACTCCTCGCTGTCGTCGAACTCGGATACCCGAGTCCCGTCGCAGAAGGCTGTCAAGGCTTATGCTGACGCCCTGCTGGACGCCAACAACGCCTACGTCTACCGCGGTGGTATCGACGCTTCGGCCAACCCGAACTACCCGGCTGGTAACGCTGGTCACACTTACAAGATCACGGCTCCTGGTCGTATCGGTGGCGCTGCCGGTGCGCCTGTCGAGGCTGGTGACTCGATCACTCTGCTCGTCGACGGCTCTTCGGCTGGTACTCAGGCTACGGTTGGTGGTAACTGGCTGATCACCCAGACCAACATCGACGGTGCCGTGGTTGGTCCTGCCAGCTCGGTCCTGGGTAACTTCCCCACGTTTGCCGGTACCACCGGTAAGACGATCGGTGACTCGGGCCTGTCGGTCGAGGTCGATGGTGCGCTCACGTCGAACTCTGACGCCAAGCTGCCCACCACGAAGTCGATTCGTACCTTCCTGGGTAACACGTTCTACACCAAGTCTGAGATCGGTAACCCCGAGGTCGACCTGGTTTCCGCCTACGCAACCGCTAAGGCGTGAGCCTAGAGTCCCGTCTCCAAGCGTTTGTTGCGGCGGTGGGGGCGGATGTAAAGAACGTGCTCAACCGCATTAACACCGCAAACAGTGTTACTCGAGTCGAGGCTTACACTGCTAACGGGACGTGGACTAAACCAAACAACGCTGCCTCTGTCCAGATAATTATCATTGGCGGTGGAGGCGGTGGCGGTTCTGGTCGACGAGGTGCTGCTAGCTCGCTTCGCACTGGCGGGGGAGGTGGAGGTGGAGGCGGCAAGACGGACGTAATGTTCATGGCCTCTGACATTCCATCCTCCCTCGCCGTCGTGGTCGGCACTGGTGGCGCTGGTGGTGCCAGTGGAACGTCTACGGATTCCAACGGCGCTGCTGGCTCTACTGGAGGCACGTCCACTGTGATGGATGGGTCAACACTTTATGCTCGAGCCACTGGCGGCACTGGAGGCGGGGCCGGATCCACTGGTGGTTCTGCTTCTGGTACGGGCGGTCTGGGAACTACTAGCGGAAACGCTGGCGTGGGTTCATCTTCTACTGGTGGTACGGGAACTGCTGGCTCTATCTCCATCACAGGTGCTCCTGCGGGTGGCGCTGCTGGTGGCGGTATCACTACAAGTAACTCTGCGTCGAACGGTGGTCTTGGTGGCTACGTCGCAGCTGTTGCTACTACCGGTGCTGCGGGCGGGGTAAGTAATGGCGCTGGCGCTAACGCTGTTGCGCCTATTGCGGATGACGTGGGCGGTCAGTCTGGTGGTGGTGGCGCTGCTTCCATCACTACAACTGGCGGTAACGGTGGAAACAGTGCTGGCTTTGGTGCTGGCGGTTCTGGTGGCGGTGCTGTACTTAACGGACTTGCATCCGGTGCTGGTGCTGCTGGTACTCAGGGCGTAGTAATCTTCATCACCCGTTTCGCGTCCCTGTAACTACGACACTCAAGGAGAACTATGCGTGACATCCTTAGTGTCGGAGACACTTGGGCCGAACAGTCAAAATGGCAGGTGATTGACCTATGACTCTAGAGTCTAGACTTATCTCTGTCATCAACGCCATTGGCGCTGACATCAAGTCCATTAAGAACTCGCTTAACTCTGGTGTTGCTCCGATCAAGGATACCGGATGGCGCAGGATCTATGGTGACAGTAGCGGCAACTACTGGGAGATCCAGTTTCGACGAGTAAACAACACCGTCGAGCTTATCTCTTCTGCCTACAATGTTCCCGTGCCAAACGCCTACCGAGGTGAGAAGCTCTCTGCGTCTCCCGGATTCAAACCGAACCAGGGCGTTGGCGATGTTCAGTTCTGGGCGTGGTACTTTCCTTCAGACATTCCCATCCGAATGACGTTGAAGGCTGACGGCACTTTTGCTTACGCAGGTGTCGCCACAGGGGTGCCTAACACTCCAGAGATCCCTAGCCTGAGCGCTACCACTCGATACTCATATTTCACATCTGACCCGTTCCCGTCTGAGCCCTACCCCGGTACGGCTGTCTAACCTAGAGAGGAGGACCAATGCTCATCAAAGATGTAGAAGACCACCTTTCTCACTACGGTGTCAAGGGAATGCGGTGGGGTCGTCGCAAAGACGATGGCCTACCTTCGGCTGTAACGCTCAGCTCTACTCCTGGAAAGCGGGTAACCGCTGTTGGCGGCAAGAACCTACCCGCGTCGGATGATGCTAAAGCTGCGGCTTCTGCTCGGCAGACTGCTAAGCTGAGCACTGTAGACGCGCTTTCCAACAAAGAGCTTCAGGGCCTTGTCACTCGACTTAACCTAGAGCAGCAGTACAGTCGACTCACTGCGCCTAAGCAGAGTAAAGGTAAAGCCTTTATTCAGACGCTTATCAAGAACCCTGAGAAGCGCAAGCAGGCAAAGAAAGCCTTGGTCAGTAATCCAGTCACCCAGGAATACCTCAACGCCAAGGCCGTCGGCAACATGATTTCGAATGTGAACCTGAACTGATGGGGCGGAACGAAGACACTCAGGCATTTTTGGAGCACTACGGTGTGAAGGGGATGCAGTGGGGAAAGCGCCGTGCCAGCACTTCTGGATCTAGCGATTCGACGTCCAAGTCTACGTCTGAGTCAAAAAGTGTTGAAGGTCCTAAGGGACCAAACAACACTTCGCGTAACCTCAAGATTGCCGGTACCGCTGCGGTAGGTATTGGCGCACTAGCGGTTGGCGCTTATTTGGTGAAGAGTGGTGCTGTTAACGCAAACACGCTCCGCTCAGTAAGCAATGCCGCTCAGTCTGTAGGTTCCGCAGCTAAAACAGCAGGTGCCGCAACTCGTAAAGCACCGGCTCAAGCAGCAGCCAAAGTAGAACGGGGCAAGCAGTTCACACAAGACTTGCAGGCAAGTAAGCAGATGTGGGACAAGTCTGTTGCTGACCTACGCAACGATATTGCTACTGAGAATGCAAAGCTGGATCGAAGGAATCAGGCACAGCAGGCCAACTTCGATCGAAACTATCCTCGCGTAAAACCGAGCAGTAATATTCAAACTCAGATGGACAACTTCAACAACAATAGGCCTATTGAGCTTTAGACAAGAAGAAGGGAGGGTTGGCAATGAGCCTATCAAACACAGCAGTACCTAAGTACTACGGCCAGTTCCGTGAAGCAGTTCGTCGTAGTGAGATCCCGGTAAACCGAGAGATCAGTATGGAGATGAACCGCATCGATGCGCTCATTGCCAACCCGAACATCTATTACGACAACGAAGCAATTGATGGATTCATCCGTTACTGTGAGGGTGAACTTACGCTTACCGACGGTAGCGATCTGATTCTGCTCGACTCATTCAAACTGTGGGCCGAGCAGATCTTTGGTTGGTGTTACTTCGTAGAGCGCAGTGTCTACCAGCCGGGCAAGGATGGCGAAGAGGGTTACTGGGCCCCGCGTGTTATTCGCAAGCGACTGATTACTAAGCAGTACCTGATCGTTGCTCGCGGTGCAGCCAAATCTATGTATGCCGCTCTTCTTCAAAGCTACTTTCTCAACATTGATACTTCTACGACTCACCAGATCACGACCGCTCCCACCATGAAGCAGGCCGATGAGGTCATGTCTCCGCTTCGCACTGCTATCGTGCGAGCTCGCGGACCTCTGTTCAAGTTCCTGACCGAGGGCTCAATGCAGTCCACCTCAGGATCTCGAGCAAACCGAGTTAAGCTTGCATCGACCAAGAAGGGTATCGAGAACTTCCTCACCAACTCGGTGTTGGACGTTCGACCGATGTCAATCGCAAAGCTGCAGGGACTTCGTCCCAAGGTGGCCACGGTTGACGAGTGGCTCTCTGGTGATATTCGTGAGGATGTTGTTGGCGCTATCGAGCAGGGCGCGTCGAAGAACGATGATTGGCTGATCGTGGCCATCTCATCTGAGGGTACGGTCCGCAACGGATCTGGCGACACCATCAAGATGGAGCTCGCTGATATTCTCAAGGGTGAGTTCATTGCTCCGCACGTCTCTATCTTCCACTACAAGTTGGATGAGGTAGAGGAGGTTGCCGACCCTTCGATGTGGCTCAAGGCCAACCCAAACCTGGGCAAGACGGTGTCGTATGACACCTATCATCTGGATGTGGACCGAGCTGAGAAGGCTCCTGCGTCTCGTAACGATATTCTTGCCAAGCGATTCGGGATTCCGCTTGAGGGCTACACCTACTTCTTCACTTATGAAGAGACTCTGATTCACCACAGGAAAGAATTCCAGTTTATGCCTTGCGCCCTTGGCGCTGACCTTTCTCAAGGTGACGACTTCTGTGCGTTCACCTTCTTGTTCCCCATGGGTAATGGAAAGTTCGGTATCAAGGCGCGAAGCTATATTACCTCTCTAACGCTCCGTAAACTTCCGGGGGCA